GACTGGCTAGCCAGTCTGCCATCGTATCCACAACGGTCGAGTCTGCAATGTCTTTCCAAGTATCGAACTTGGCAGTGATGCCTCCGATCCCTGGGGCATCCCCATACTTGCCGTAGTGGTCAACGCACCATCGAGCAAGTATGTTGGCATACTTGCTCGCGAAGGCTTCGTTATCCCAAGCGGCGGAAACCGCCGCGAGGACTTCGGGAGAATGGACGAGGGCGCAGACTGCGTGCCGTTCGTCGCTGCCATCATGTCGGATTACCTTCATATTGTCCTCAAAACTATGGATGTATCCGAAGGTTTAATGCCACTTTGGTATCCCCCAGGCTCAAAGATGACCTCTGACCCATGAAAGATTATTTGTGTGGGAGGCTCTATGATGCTAACGCCCTGCAAAGACCTATGTCCGCGCAGGCCAGCACAAGTCCAGTAATATACTACGAGTACCATGTCTGATTACCTTCATTATCGAGTTTCTCGGGTATCGAGTTCTTGGCAGATGTCCAAGGCAAGAAGAACTGCCAGGGCGTAGCAAAAGAGCAGACCAAGGCCCCCGCCTAGAGGCATTCCTCTGATTATGCGGTCGATGCCTTCGTTAATGAAGATAGCCAGTCCGACTATGCTCGCCGCCTTAATCCACCAAAACCATCTTACAGATTCGATGCAGTGGAGCATGAGGAGCGTGTATGCAACAACGGATAGTGACAGTTCGTACATTATGATTGTGTCTTTCTGAGTTTAATGTCTACGAGTTCGTTGATTTTGATCCCATCCTCGGTGATTTCGATCAAGCACCCATTGGGGTGCTTGATTCGATGGCCTGCTTCCACGCTAACCGGCTCGGGAAGCGGTTGCCAGACAAAAGAGCAGGTGAACGACAGTTCACCTGCTTTCGCCTTGTCCACGAACTTGCGGAAGCGCGTGGTATCAGCGTTTGCGTACATCGCACCGATCTCCAAGGGGTCGCATATCTTGATTGCAAGAGTCTCGGGCTGTTTCTTTGGAGGAGGCGGAGACACGGGCTGCTGCGTAACATTTTCTGGCCGTTTTGGCGGAGGGCCGTTGTAGCTCATTGATCTAACCCCGCAAATTTCCTAAGTTCTTGAACCTCCTCTCGACTTGCCGACCCTGGGTCGTCTGCGTCGAGAGTCACTTGCAGTGTCTCCCCTGGAAACACTGCCAAGTCGCTAGCAAGCCGCGCAGCGACTTGCTGCGCGTCCCGCGAGTTGTCGAAGCAGATTACCCTACGAGGGTATCCTGCCATCAATTGAACCTGCTTCTGTGTGTATGCTAAGCCGAAGGTGCATACAGCACCGTCCCCGATATTCGCCATGTCGAAGAACCCTTCTACCACAATGATCGTATTGGTACAAGTCTCTGCGCCAAAAAGTATATCTTTTTCAGACATACTTTTCTGGCTATCGGAAGCGGTTTTATACCGCTGTCCGTCTACGGCTTCTCGGAATCGGATCGTCCAAGAGACGGGTTCCCAGTTAAACGTAATCGGAATGAAAATTCCCTTGGGCACTCCCGAAAAGGGGCCGATGGATCTAAGTTTATATCGCTCTACACTTCCATCAGCGTCCAATCCCCGGTCATGCAGATACGCTCGATCTCGTTGACTAAGGGCAACAAGGCCCGAGACGGGTGTGTACTTTCCATACCGGGCAACGCTTTCGCTACGATCTGGTGTAGCGAAAGCTCGGATTTGCTTGAGTTCATCGAGGTTTTCCCTGGTAAGTAGACGGAGTGCGTAAAGAACGTCTTTCTTTCCGCACTTGTAGCAGTTGGCGCGAGAGAAGTCGTTCTTGATCCCCAAGTGGTTCTTATGTCCGTGGCAAAACGGGCACTTGGTATTTGTCCAGCCCAGACGATAGTGAGGGTCGTCTGGGCCTGCGACCGATATGTTATGCCTTTGAAGCAGATCCGTTGGTGTCATTATATTCGTTCATCAATCGGACGAAAGGTAGTGATTCACCTTGGCTCTTAGCAATTCCATGCAGGAATTGTTGGAACTTCGGATGGTTGACCTCGAACTTGCGGAACTTCTGCGAGAAGGATCCGCAGATTCGCTCGAACCATAGAAATGCAAACTCGCTTGATGGAGGCAAGTGAGTCACTAGCGTCTCGGCTACTCCGGTCTTTTGTTTCAGATATAATACAAAAGCGTCGTATGTATCCATACAATGCTGGATGTACTGAGGTTCGATTGTGTTCTCCAAACGGCCAAGGACTGCCTTGGCCGTCTCGGAGATCGGATAGTCATCCAAGGCATTCTTCTGCTGCGAAAGCAGTTCTTTGTACTTGTGCCGTAGTAGCGAACTGGGAATGTTCTTGACTGACTCAGGCTGTTTCCTCAGCCACGTCAGCATCTTGTCGATGTCGGCATAGCTATAGGTCTTGAGCAGTTCGTTGAAGTCCTTCAACGAACTGTACTGGCCCCCGCTGACCTTGATATGCTTCCGGCGAAGCCGGACAGCAGGAGATTCGGTTTTTGGTTGATCTGGTTCAGGTGGTAGCAGTGGCATCTATTTTATCCTTGCGTTCAATCGCGTGTTGATCGGTGTACTTGTCGGGGTATCGTTTTTGGAGTTTATCGATGTTTTGGGCTAGGATGAAATGTCGCGACACCCCAAGTTCTTGCCGCATCATTTCCAGATAGAATTCCAAGTCGCCAAGCTCCTCAATGACATTGGCGATGTCGAGTTCTTTTTCATAGATAGCGGTCTTTTTGATCGCATCCAAAAGCTCTCCCGCCTCGCCAGAGATCCCAAGAACAGCGTGGAGCATCCCAACAATTTGTCTGGGTCTGCGTTGCAGATTATCTGCGATTGCTGTGGGGTCTTTGACTCTTGTTTTGACGAACTCTGCGTATCCTACCGTATCTAAGATGCTATCCATTTTGAGTTTCTAGCTGTTTGAGTTTCGGTTGTAGTTGTTCCATCGAGGCTCGCAGCTTCCTGCGATCCTCAATCTCTTGTTTCCTAGCTTTCTTGAGCCGTTGTACCGGTACAAAGAGCTTTTGGCCATCGGCCAATGCTCTTTCCAGAATGACAGTCATCAGATCTTCGACTGTGCAATCCAACTGGATTGCAAGCGTTTTAATCCCAACAACCAATCGCTCGGGCAATCGGTTGACTGTCAAGGCTTTAACTTTTGGCTTTGTCAGGTCGTACTTTGCCACTTAATAGTCCTCCTGTCTTGGATAAGAGTAGATCTAATACGGGCATCGTCGCGGCTTGTCGGCCATCGATGATGCTATTTGCGACTTGCTGTTTAGTCTGGATTGCTTGGCAGATACGTTCTTCGACCGTCTCCGGGACGACCAAATAATAGATATCGCAATCCTCTTTCTGGCCGATGCGGTGGACGCGATCTGCGCCTTGAGCCATCACTGCTGGTGTCCACCACATCTCAGCGTTGGCAATAGTGCTTGCCGCTGTTAGCGTCAAGCCTACCCCCGCCGCCTTAATGTTGGCTACCATCAGTTTACATTGCGGATCGGTCTGAAACCGATCTACGATGCCCTGACGTTTTTTAGTCGGAGTCGAACCGTCGATGACGACGACATTCTTCTCCGGCAAGATTCTACGCTTGAGAACATCGACCATCTGCGTGTGAACCGCAAAAAGAATCAACTTTTCCTTAGGGTTGTCACGAAAGAACTTTCGTGACCAATCCACCACAGCGCGTGCTTTTAGCCTACTGGTTAGCCTGAGTAGGACTCCGAGCCGTGTGACAGCTTCGGCTTTCTGTGCAGAACTAACACTGCCATACTTGGTATTTTGGGCTAGCCAACCAAGGAAATCTTCCTCGGCGGCATCGAGTTCGCTTCTGTCATCTAGTTGTAACGGGATGACGATCATCTTCTTCTCTGGGAGATCTAAAACCTCGGCCTTGAGTCGCCGAAGCATGAAAGGTTTGATCTTCTCATGCAGTTCTTCGAGGTTCTTGGCTCCCTTGTATTCCCAGCCCCAATGCGTCTTTCGCGGATCACAGTAGCGAGTAGCATAAGCCTGCCAGCTTGGGAATAGCTCAGGTCGGATGATGTTCAAGATAGGCCAGAAGTCGGCTGGTCTATTCATAACCGGAGTGCCGGACATCCCGATCACCTTAGTCGTCATTCGGCTAAGATACTTAGCCGCCTTGGTTCGATTGCTGGTTCGGTTGCTAAGGTTATGTACTTCATCAAAGGCGATACACTTCCACTGGTAGCGGCCCAGTAAGGGCCGCTGGTCGTAGAGGATATCGTAGTTGACGATGACAGCAGGCGGCAGAGTCTCGGGCAAAGTCGCAAGCGACTTGCCCTCGATGACATGCGCCTCAACCCCTGCCCACATCTTGAGTTCTCGTTGCCAGTTTCCCTTGAGGGAAGCTGGACAGACGATAAGCAACGGCCAAAGACCTTGGCGGGACGCCAAGGTCGAAACCTGCGCAGTCTTACCGAGTCCCTGCTCGTCGGCTAGGAGAATGCCGCCATGAACGGCATTCATGAACTCTACGCCCTCTTCCTGATAAGGAAAGAGGGTGTGCTTGGGGCTATTGGTCATCCTGAATCTCCACGCCGAAGGGAGTGCCGTCATCGAAAACGCGACCCTGAAACGCCTGCTCCCACGTTGCAGTCAGCAAACCGTTTTCGCCATATCCAATCGGAGGGAAAGTTGTGTCGCAAGGCTCAATTGGGTCTTTCCATCTCCACCAGCGATTGCGATGCGGTTCGTACTCAGCTTTATTAGCAAACTGTCGGTACTTTTTATGAGTCTCGATCTTGCGGATGATGGGACGCTTGTAAGTCGTGCGAATCTCCGCTAATGCAGGCAGGTTGCGGGTCGGCTCAATATACCACTCGCCGGACTCAGCATGTCGTATCGCCAGTAACTCCCACCCATCCGGTATGCCGGGAACACCTCGAAAACCTTGGTTACTCATCTTTCACCTCCTCTAGTGCCGACAGCACCTCAGATATAATCCAACCCGCAATCTCGACCACTGCACAAACTACGAGTCCACAAAACACGGCAATCAGGAATTCGACGATCATCCTCGCACCCCTTGAGCCTTCCCAGCTTTTTTAAGTGTGAGTATCTCTTCGCGAAGCACCGGTACTTCTTTAGGAGCCTCAATTTTGAGGCGAATTCGATTCCCGCGACCGATAGATAGCACAGTGATTTTGATGTCGTTTCCGATGAGTACCGATTCGTTCGGATATCGGAGTATTGATAGCCCTGCCATAGCCAATTTCCATAATTTCGTAGTGTTGGGGTTTAGTTGATGTGCATCCTGTTGCGACAAGCAACAGGATTGCTAGATATCGAGTAATTAGTTATGCCCCTCTAGAACAGAATCGAATGCTTCGGCGATTCGATTCTTGCCCCAACCCGCTTCGACGAGAGCGTTCTCAACACTCTTGCGAATCGTCTTGTGTTTCTTGCCGCTAGCGGCAAGATCCAAGGCAAGCCGAACCACCACCGATGAATCATCGTCGGAATTTCCTTCGTAGGTAGCCACCGCACCATCGCACACTGCCTCAGAGTTGTTCTTGACGCAGGATCGGACTTTGCGAGATCGCAAAGTCGTGATGATTTGGCGGGTTACCACCATATAGATATACGTCGATAGCTTAGCCTTTTCTGGGTCAAACTTGGTGAGTTTTTCGGAAACTGCTAAGTAGCCGTCCGAGACGGCTTCGTCGATGTCAATTCGGTACTTCTTTGCTGCCACAATCGCGAAAACTTTGGCGAGATCATACGCCTCGTTATAATCAGTCATGGTTTGCCTCCTATGGAATGAAACTGATGTGAAGTAGCATATCGGGATGTTGTCTTGTTGCAATGACAATTTCCTACAATCAGGTGGAAAATGTCCAAAATAAACAAGAACTGCAATCTAGGAGACGTAGTGCGTGTGGTCTTTGACGACCACTCCGAGGGCGAACAGCATATCGTTTTCGAGGTTTTCGGTCGTGTTCTTCGGAAAGACCGACGATCCCTTGTGATTGCCTGCTGGAAATACGCAGACAACAATGATCAAGACGAAAACATGACAGCGTACACGATTCTCCGCGCGGCGGTGAAGTCTCTAGAAATCCTAACCCCCAAAGAAGCATGCCAATCCCACACAGCAAATTCCAAAATGACGGCAAACAACTCCCCCCGAAAGCGTGCAAACTCTGCCGGTTCTCGTCAGGTGACGGAAAAGCCCGCGAATGCAGATACAATCCCCCCAGAGCCACTGGGTTCCCCCGAGTCCGGCACGATGATTGGTGTTCAAAGTACGAATCAGACGACCACCTGATCGAAGCCGAAATCCAACGGAAAGCGATTGAGACGGAGAAGAAACTAGCCATCGAGAAAGCTCTCAACCCTAAATGATTGTTGACTACTCCATCTATGTGACTGCGGATGCGACCAAGTGGGCATCAAACACCCATCCAGACAGCAGGAAATGGGTTGCGGAATTGCAGGGAACCTGCAAAATCCGCAATAGGATGGCGAGCTTAGTTCGTGGGGCGACCGCCGCGCTCGCTGATCTTGACCGACAATGCAATGTGCATTTGTTTATTGACGACGACCCACTGGTAAGTATAATCGCAGAGATTGCTCTTGGGCTGAGTCCACAATCCGCAGCGGGTATTGGGGACTCGGCCCTTGAGCGTTTATTGGGGCAAATCAATAGGCATAATATTGTCCTTTGCTATTGGCCTACAGATAGTAGGGCCAACGCTGTTCGCAAACGATTGGGTGAACTCTAATGACTGACGACATCGTAGGCGTGCTGATTATCTTGGCTTTGGTAGGCGGGGTGATCCTACTGAATGCTCAGATGCTGATTTTGATTGTTCTTATTTGTATGGGAGCCTGCTGATGCCTAAAAAGAAATCTGCTAGTTGGCAGCGAAAGTCTGGGAAGAACGAAGAGGGCGGCTTGAATGAGGCAGGTCGCAAGTCCTACGAACGGGAGAATCCCGGCTCGGATCTCAAGCGACCCGTATCGAAGGAGGAAGCCAAGCGGTCGCCGAAGGCGGCTGCGAGGCGGAAGTCCTTCTGTAGTAGGATGGAGGGAATGCGCAAGAAGAACACTTCCTCTGAAACGGCTAATGACCCCAATTCTCGGATCAACAAATCACTCAGGAAATGGGATTGCTGATGCTCGACCCTCAATACGTCCCCGCGCCGACCCTCAAAGATCATTATCCCAGCCGCGCGATGGAAAACGAAGATGGCTACCTCGGTCTGCTTCGCTGGGTGTTCGCCTACGGTTCGCAACAGATGGATCGTACCGGTGTCGGTACGACCAGCATCTTCGGGGCTCAGATGCGGTTCGACCTCCGACGAGGATTCCCTCTGCTTACAACCAAGCGATTGCCGTTTCGGCATATCGCCGAGGAACTATTTTGGTTTCTCCGGGGAGAAACCAACGTCAAGTCCTTACAAGCCAAGGGTGTCTCAATTTGGGACGAATGGTGTTCCGAGGACGGTGATCTCGGCCCGATCTACGGTAAGCAGTGGCGAGACTTCGGCGGGGTCGATCAGATCAAATGGGCGATGAGTGAATTGCGAGACAACCCCGCGAGTCGCAGGATTGTCGTATCGTCTTGGAACCCTACGGAGATCCCGGATATGGCGTTGCCGCCATGTCATACCCTATTTCACTTTCACGTTAACCGGACATTCCTCGACCTGCAACTATATCAACGATCTGGCGATATGTTCCTCGGAGTGCCGTTCAACATCGCTTCCTACTCGCTCCTGTTGTCGCTCGCAGCAAAGACTCTCGGGAAGATCCCGAGATACTTTACGCACACGCTTGGCGATGCGCATATCTATGACAACCACAAAGATGCAGTGCGGGAGTTGATGAACCGCACCCCAAGGAATGAGCCGATCTTACAAATCAAGACTTGGCGAGAGAACCTTTGGGACTATACGTTCGAGGATCTCGAACTCTCTGGCTACGATCCGATGCCGAAGATTAGTGCCCCGGTAGCTGTCTAGCCGCCTCAACAACTTGCCCTTCAACGGTCTGACTATCTTCGATCATCAAGCCGTCCATATCTAACATCCCTGCTTGCTTACAAGCGAGCAGGATCTTCGACTTAGTATCTACGTCCAAGTCCAGTTTGGTAAAGTCGATGATCCCGTGGACGTGCTGAATCTGTCCGGTGACTTCGATTTTTTGCCCGTACTGCTCTCGGTTAAGCCGTTCGTTGGCGAACATGACTGCTTTGGCATTGCCTGCTTCGACTAGATCCATGAGCTTTGATTCGACGAAGTTTTTCTTCTGGAAGTAGACTTCATCCCAAAGTTTTGCAAACCGGGGATCGTCCTTGGCCCACTTATCTAACTGGGCCTTGGAGATGTCAAGCATCTGGCAACAGGCGTTCAGATCGAAGCGAGTCACGCTAAGAGCGTGAACGAGCAACCGTTGTTTGTCGAAGTCCCCTCGCGTTGCGAGGTTGTACATGACCGCTTCGCGGTCAGACTTCTCCTCGGAGAGTTCCTCCCAGAGATCGCGTAGCTCCTTCGGAAGCGAGTTTCCCACATGACGGGCGATAAGACCGTTTCCGCCTCTGCTGTCGGCTCCTGCTCTCCGGGCGGCTATGATGGCTCGATAGAAAGCTGGTTCATTCTGCTTCCAGTCTTTTAGCTTACCCTCAGTGATACCGAGAGCGGCGGCCAATTCTGGATCGCTGGTTGTCGTCAGCGCACAAGAAAACGCCTGCCAAATGCGGTCAGGCGTAAAGACGTTTGGATTTGTCTCAGACTCGGTACTCATGTGACCAATCCTAGCGAAAATCGCTAGGATTGGCAAGGATTACTTGGGAATCCGACAAAACTTCCAACCGCAACTCGCAGTTCGATACGGAAAATTCGCGTCCAAACTGATGCGTTGCAGCTTTCGCTTCTCCCAAACAGAATCATGAAAATCTCGCACTTCGCACTCGATTGGGCCGTTTTTCAAATCCTCCGCAGTCGGCGTTCGCCAATCGTCGTCGTCGGTGGTCAATTCTGCTTGCGCAGGTTGGGTGGTCGGAGACAGCAATGCTACGCCACCATCAACCACCTTGACGCACCAGCTAACATTATAGGAAGTACCGTCTTCTGGTTGCCCCTGTCGACTGACGTGGTACACCAACCCAGTCTTGTTCCGCTCGTTTGGATGGTATCGCATACCAACCAAGATGCCCCTCTCTGGAGTATGGTTTTCTCCGTGTAGGTAGACTAGGCACTCGATAGGCCCGTTTTCGAGATCCGAAAACTTCGGATCTCGAAGAACGACAGGCTTGACTTCACAATGCTGCCAGTTGGTTCTCGTTGATTTCGTGTACCACATCCTGCCTTGGATAATTTGGAATCCGACAAGCAGGTCGCACTTCCATTCTCCATTCTCAGCATCCCGAAAGCGGGCCGACAGCGGCTTGCCGCTGTCTATGATATCGATTAAATCCTGCTTGGTGACGGGTCGCCACCCAGATTCAGTTGCTTTGTCAATGGTCATAATTTTGCCCTTAAATGTAGATTACGCTTCGTAAAAATCAACACAAATAACTCGATTCTTGCCTCGCACTTGCAGTTTTTCGCAAATGCTTTGCCTCTCGTCAAGCCAAACCTCTTCACCTTCGTCGCCTCTGTAGGCAGAGGCGAGTACACGCGCCTCTTTTTCGTTCTTAGCACGAACTACGACTTGTCGTAGTTCGTCGTAGCTGCAATCACGTCTGCTCAAAAAGTATAGCGGCATGTTTTCCTCCAGTTAGTTGTAAANAAAACATCAACAGCGAAAGGTTCTACGCTCAAGAGCGGATCGTTTTCCAAAATAATCTAACCCATTGACAGGCTATTGCCTACTTGCTAAAATTCACGGAATCTTGCTAGAGCCGACTCGGTGGCTAGATGGGCTCGCTGGCCTGATCCCTAAAGGATTGTAGGGCCACTGCTAAACAGGGAGCGAATAGGCGTGATGCCGAAAGCCTCGGAGTGCCTGTGTACGATAAGCGAACTGCAAGAAAGAAACGTGACTGGCGGGAGTTGCA